TGGTGCTTCTGATGGAATTGCTTTTCAGATTGAAGGTTCAACAAAAGCGTTAATAGACTCCTCCGGCAACCTTGGACTGGGTGTTACTCCGAGTGCTTGGGGTTCACCTTTCAAGGTTTTTCAAACTAGCGGTGGTGTGAATTTTGCAGGACGTACAGACGCGCAACAACTGAATGCTTCTGTAAATTGGTACTACGATGGCGGGACTAACAGATACATTGCCAACGGCTATGCAACCCGATATGTGCAAGAATCTGGCGGCAATTATTGGTACAACGCCCCATCCGGCACAGCAGGTAATGCCATCACGTTTACTCAGGCAATGACGCTGGATGGCAGTGGTAATTTGCTGGTGGGGACTACAAGTCAAGTAGCTCAAGGGAAAATTAGTGTTGTTTATTCAAACACAGTTGGTCAAGGACTTTGTTTTAATGAAAACAGCGGAAGCGGTCTTACAAGAGATGCAGTTCGTTTTCAAACGTCAGGAACTCAAGTAGGCAGTATTTCAGTAAGCACAACAGCCACTGCATATGTCACATCTTCAGACTATCGCTTGAAAAACACTGTTGCGCCTATGACTGGCGCATTGGCTAAAGTTGCTGCGCTTAAACCTGTTACTTACAAGTGGAACACAGACGGCTCTGACGGTGAAGGCTTTATTGCCCACGAGTTGGCAGAGGTGTGCCCTCATGCTGTTGCTGGTGTAAAAGACGCTGTAGATGCTGACGGCAAACCGCAGTACCAAGGCATTGACGCATCATTCTTGATTGCTACGCTGACAGCCGCAATTCAAGAACTCAAAGCAGAGTTTGACGCATACAAATCCACCCACCCTTAAAGGAAAAAGCATGACTACCACTTGGAAAATTACACAAACCGACTACCTTGTTGCCGATGGGTTTATCACCACGGCGCATTGGACAGCAACAGCAGTAGACGGCACTTACACTGCCTCTGCATATTCGACTTGCAGCTTTGCCACTGCAACACCATCCATCCCCTACGCCAGCGTGACTGAGCAAGAGGTTTTGAACTGGTGCTGGAATAATGGTGTGGACAAGGATGCTACTGAAGCAAGCCTTGCCGCCCAAATTGAATTGCTGAAGAACCCTGTGACTGCCGCTGGCGTTCCTTGGGCTTAATACGGGGTCACGCCGCTGCCCCTATCAGCGGTAATTTACATGGAGTTTGAAAATGAATGAGTTGAAATTGACAACGGATCTGGTGAACGCCGTCCTTCAATATTTGGGCAATCGTCCATTTGTTGAGGTCGCAGGCTTGATCCAAGAGATCCAAAAGCAAGCATCAGCGCAAGGTGCAGAGCCTACTGCGATTGAAGAGCCAGCGGCTGAGTAAAATATGAAAGGCCCCGTTTCTTTTATTGGCAAGGAGTTCACCAAGGAATTGGTGAGCCAATACCTCGCTTACGATCCAGAGACTGGGGCCTTTACGCGCTTGAAAACATCAGGCCACAAAAAAGCTGGTGACAAAGTTGGTGTTGTCAACGCTGGGTATTTGCAAATAGGCGTGTGTGGCAGGCGAATGAGAGGCCATCAATTTGCATGGTTTTTGACTTATGGCTACATTCCTAAAACAATTGATCATCTCAATGGCAACGGACTTGACAACAGGCTATGCAACTTGCGCGAAGTGACTCAACAGCAAAACATCCACAACCACAGAAAACCGCCGAGGCACAACACTTCGGGGTTTCTTGGGGTTTCATATTACAAGGCTGCAAACAAGTTTTCGGCCCATATAAACCTTGATGGCAAAAAAATTCACCTTGGGTATTTTGAAGATCCCGAAACAGGTCACCAAGCGTACTTGATTGCTAAAAGAAAATTGCACACATCATGCACGATATAAAAATGATCACCGAAACGGAGGCAAGATTGTCTACTCATGAGCAAATTTGCGCCGAACGGTATGAAAGCATTCAGGGACGTTTTGATGACGGCTCCAAGCGCATGACCAAGATCGAGTACCTTTTGTATGTAGTGATTGCGGCTGTGTTGCTTGGCCCCGGTGTAGCCGCAGAGTTCGTCAAAAAGATTTTAGGGATATAGCCCGACCCGACTCCGGGGTAAAGGGGGTGCTGGCAGACCATCCTAACGGGCTAATGTCTGCCCCAAATTAAAGGAGTTGATATGGACGACAAAGGAGCTTTGATTGAAAAACTCACGTTTGCTTTGTTGCCACTGCTGTTTTCATGCGTGGTGTACTTAATGTCGGCTTTGTCCAATCTGGGCCATGAGGTCACAATACTCAACAGCAAAATTAGCCTTGTTGTTACGTCAGACAATAGGCAATCACCAAACTCAGGTGCTGAACTTGCTCGTGAAAAACTACGTCAAGATTTGGAAAAAGAAATCCAAAAAAACCGCGACGACATTGCAAACAATCGGCAAGACATTGCCATTATTCTTGAACGACTGAAAGGCAGATGATTTATTCTGGCAATGGAGATGTCTGGGAAGAAATACAGGCTCAATACAATTTACTTATTGCGGCCCGTAAGCGCGAAGAGCGTGAGGCAGAAGCCAAAGCCAAGCGGCGCAGAGAAGAAATGGCTGAGACTGTAAACATTTTGTTGATCGGCTTTGTTTCTATCCTTGCCGCTGGGTTTATCGGGTGGGGAACTCTTGAGTTTATTATGTACAAACTGAGGAACTGATATGAAATACGCATTGTTTTTATGTCTTGCTTTGTCGGGCTGTGGCGTGGGTTCAGACCCTGCTCCTCAAGATAGACCAATGGTGGTTTCACTAGACCCCGGCACTGTTTTGCCAAGCCCATTCGTGGTTGGCCCAAGCGGCACGCAGCCTGTTCCTTTTGTGGTTGGGCCCGGCGGCAATCAAACAACGACCCCGCCTGTAGTAACGTTTGTAACTGGCCCTGTGGTTGGCCCTGTTGCTGTTGTCAATCCACCTATCGTTGTTGTCAATCCAACAACACCGCCAATTAACTGGTGTACAGATGGTTTTATTGTTGGCCCATGCGTACCACTACCAGCACGTTGCCAGCCCGGTGAGTTTACTGTTGGCCCTTGCCCATAAGGAGATTGATATGGATTGGTTAAAGACTATCGCCCCAACAATCGCTACGGCCCTTGGCGGCCCTTTGGCGGGGCTTGCTGTGGATGCTATATCCAAGGCTATTGGGATAGACCCTAAAGACGTTCAAGCAACGATTGATAGCGGCAAGCTAAATGCTGACCAGATCATGTTAATTAAGCAGGCTGAGATTCAAATGGCTGCGCGTGCTCAAGAAATGGGTTTGGACTTTGCCAAGTTGGGCAATGAAGATCGCAAGTCTGCGCGTGAGATGCAGGCAGAGACTCGGTCGTACATTCCCGCAATCCTTGCCGTTACCGTCACCATTGGTTTTTTTGGCATTTTGATTGGCATGATGACCGAGACGTTCAAAACCTCTGACGCCCTGATGCTGATGCTGGGTTCCCTTGGCACGGCGTGGACAGGCATTATCGGTTTTTACTTTGGTAGCAGTGCATCAAGCCAAAACAAAGACAATCTTTTGCACAAATCTACACCTGTGTAATGTCATAGCGGCGTCACACCGAGCGTTTTCAATACGCTCATGCTTAAACGTGTAGACATTCGCAAAGAGTCAATTCAGGACAAACTGTCGGCACTTCAAAAGATTTGCCTGCCTTATGACCAGCCAGTTGACACAAATTTTGGCTCTTGGTGGATTGCTACTGAAAATGGTCGGGATATTGGTTTTGCGGGGCTTGTGCGTTCCGTTAGTTGGACTGATTGCGGTTATCTGTGTCGTGCAGGGGTTGTTCCTGTTGCTCGTGGACAAGGACTACAGAAACAGTTTATTCGTGTCCGAATCCGACAGGCAAAAGCTCTTGGGTGGCGATGGGTCGTAACTGACACAACAGACAATCCGGCGTCAGCAAACAGTTTGATTGCTACAGGTTTTAAATTGTTCCAACCAACGAAGCCTTGGGGTTTCAAAAACACGCTGTACTGGCGTAGGAAATTGTAATGCCTGTCCAAAAATTTTCTGACCAGCAAGTTATCAGTGCTATCGAAAATAGCCCATCAATGCGGCAAGCCAGTTTAACTCTGGGCATGGATTTGTCTGGGCTAAACAAGCGCCGCAGACGCATTGAGCAGCGAGAAAAGATAGAGATCAAAGCGCCGCAAACCACAGATCAATTTAAACATCTGCAAACCGCGCACGTCCATCCAGCAAAAAAAGATTTGGGCATTTTGAATGGCACAGTGATTGTCTTTAGTGATGCTCACTTTTGGCCCGGCATATATACAACTGCATTCCACGGCCTTTTATGGGCCATCAAAGAACTTAAACCTAACGCAGTTATCGCTAACGGAGATATTTTTGACGGATCTGTGATCAGCAAATATCCACGCATCGGGTGGAGTAAGTCTCCATCTGTCATGGAAGAACTGAAAGCCTGTACTATCACAATGGGATACATTGAAGAAGCAGCCAAGGAGGCCCGTCACAACGTCAAACTGATCTGGCCCTTAGGTAACCACGATGCGCGGTTTGAAACGTTCTTGGCGGCTAACGCCCCGCAGTATGAGCATGTCAAAGGGTTTACCTTGCGCGACCACTTCCCAGATTGGGAACCGTGTTGGGCAGTTTGGATTAATGAAGGAACGGTAATCAAGCACCGATTTAAAGGTGGAATCCACGCTACCCACAACAATGCCATCTGGAGCGGCAAGAACATCGTCACAGGCCACTTGCACAGCTTAAAAGTCACGCCATTTAGTGACTACAACGGCGTGCGATACGGTATTGATACGGGTACGCTGGCAGAACCTTATGGCCCACAATTTAAAGACTACACTGAAGAAGGCCCATTGAACTGGCGCTCTGGCTTTGCCGTACTGACGTTTGTAAACGGTAAGCTGATAATGCCCGAACTGGTGACCACACACGGCCCCGACTCCATTGAGTTCCGAGGCCGCGTAATTAAAGTCACTCAGTGACTTCTTCTTCGGTTTCTTCTTCAGTCTCTTCTTCGCCTTCTTCATCTTCAACTGCGTCCCAGTTGCCGATCCAGCCAGCTTCTTCCTGAAATTCAACGAATTCTTTCAGAGCTTCGATCATGTCAAAGTCATGAGTTTCAATCGTCATTTTGCCATCACCCAACCAACCGAGGTTCATTTCAAATTTAAACATGCTTGCTCCTAACGCAGCGGGATTGCTGCATTTGCTATCCTAGAGGCTAAAAATGACATATACAATACAAAAGCCGGGGGTGACAAGCACCTCTAAAGACGATTTGTTCCACTAATCGACGCCTACAAAATGAACTTGACCGAACACTTTACCCTTGAAGAGTTGACCCACACCGACCATCGAAAGTTTGACAACACCCCAAACGAGGCCGAGAAAGCCAATTTAAGGCGTTTGGCGGCGTTTTTGGAGCAGGTCAAGGGGTTACTAGGCGGTAAGCCGATTATGGTCAATAGCGCCTTCAGATCCAAACAGGTCAATGATGCTGTTGGGTCGAAGGATTCTAGCCAGCACCGGGTCGGTTGCGCGGCGGACATCCGAGTTCCCGGCATGACCCCTGATGAGGT